AGGGTTGTGCCTTTTATCGTTTGCAGGAGTGGATAGAACATCTGGATGTGGGTATGGTAGCATTTACTAACTTGTCCCATGATCCATACTGGGACAAACGTACAGTTGATCGCGCGAGCGTTCTCGAGAGCGCGGCCGGACACGAGAAGGTGATAGCCTTAGGCGGGTTGGTTTCCAAGTTCCTTACTCAGTTAGGGATAAGTCACTTCGTCTTACCCCACCCTTCCCCCTTAAACCGTCAGATTAATGACCCCAACTTTATTCGAAAAAAATTACAAGAATGTCGTTTTTTTCTGAATTAGGGGGTTTACAAATCAATAGTAAAAGCATATATTACTACCATAGACACAGCAACAGAAGGAACTAAACAGATGGCACACATGGTTGAAACGATGGCTTACGCTGGTGAACTTCCCTGGCACGGGCTTGGTACTGAAGTTAGCAACGATCTTACCCCCGTTCAAATGATGCAAAAAGCTGGGGTGGATTGGCAAGTTCATGAAGTCGAATCCTTTATCGAGTTCAATGGCAATCGCCAAAAAACCGGACAGAAATCTCTGGTTCGTTCCACTGATGGTCGGATCCTGACCAACGTGGGGGAAGACTGGAATCCGGTTCAGAATGAAACCGCTTTCGAATTCTTCTCTGAGTTCGTCCTTGCTGGTGACATGGAAATGCACACCGCAGGTTCGCTTCGTGACGGTGAATATGTTTGGGCTCTCGCGAAGGTAAAGGAATCGTTCGACGTCTTCGGTGAAGATCGTGTCGATTCCTATCTGCTCTTCAGCAACCCTCACAAGTACGGTAAATCGATTGACGTCCGTTTTACCCCTATCCGCGTCGTGTGTAATAACACTCTGACTCTTTCGCTAAATCAGGATAGCAAAAACGGTGTACGTCTCTCTCACCGTACCCAATTCAATCCGGAGATGGTGAAAGAGACCCTTGGTCTTGCTCACGAGAAATTCTCGAAGTACAAAGAGATGGCTGAGTTCCTTGGCTCTCGTAAGGTTACGGCCGAGTCTCTTATCCAGTACTACAACACGGTGTTTCCGAACACTTCTCGTAGTGAAACCGCTAAAGAGGTTAATCAATACGAGGATCTTTCTCGGAACGCTAAACTCTGCCACGATGCACTCGAAGTTCAGCCTGGTGCAGAATATGCTCCTGGCACTTGGTGGCAGGCCTTCAACAGTGTTACCTTCATCACTGATCACATCCAAGGTCGGAATGCTGACAACCGACTCCACTCTCAGTGGTTCGGCCAGAACCAGGCTCGGAAGGTTCAAGCTGCTGAAGAAGCGGTGAAATTTGCGATGGCGGCCTAAGGGTCGCCACCCATGGCTAAGTTCGTACACGATAAACACGAACACGTTTATTATCTCTCGAGGGACTTCTCTGGCTACCTTTTGAAGTCCTGTAATAAAGGTGTTCAAACTACCTCTATTCGTCTCAGTGAAGATGGGTACGATAATTTTGTAAAGATGCTAAAGGATGGTAACTGGTATGAATCAACGCGCAGCTAAGACTCACCGTGCAGCACTGGGTACTGATGGTCGGGTATCTCTGAATGAGGTTATCGAGTTTTTTGACCTTGCATCTAAAGCCTTGAATAAACACGGTGCCGAAGATGCTGCGTTTTATTTTGAACAGGTTCATGAACACCTTCTACGCAATCCTCACAAGGCTTTTAAGGAAGAGATTGGACGAATCCTAGGGGTATAATTTTTAGATTTTTTTCGAAAAAAATGAAAATAGGGGGTTTACAAACCAGGGTAGTAACCTTATATTGATAAGGTAACAAAGGAGAAACCGAACATGATGACCTTCGAACATATCGACGAAATCGTTTCCGTTGCCACTAACTCGATAAAAAAAGTTCGTATTGTTCGTGAACGTAGTCCTTTCAACTATAACCATAGCGTTTGGATGCTCTATACCCCCGATGGCGGCCTTCTTGATGAATTCACTTCTCGTGGGCCTTTTACTTCGTTTGAAGCCGCCAAGCGGAACGCTGAAATGAACGTCGGAATGAAGATGAACTGGAGTGACTTCTGATGGATAATCGTACTATTCACGTTTTTGACCTCTCTTATGACTGCCATATTCAAGATTTCCTTACTCTTTTAGATCGTCACGAGCTGAAGATGGAATCTTGGATTACTGAAGGTCCTGGCGGAGGTAATCCCGAAATCACTGTTTCTGGCACCCCTGAAAATATCTCTAACCTCGAGAAGGAAATGGAATCATGGTAATCAAACAGAATCGTAGTACATCGTATATCGGGACCGTAGATTTTTCAGATCCTGATGATATGAACCTTATTCGTATGCTTCGTAAAATGGTTCGAGAAGCAAATCGAATGAAGTCATATGGTCCTAAATCGATGTACGTCAAACTTCAAGGTCGGGGTCCGCGCTTGGGGGTAAGTCGTTACAATCAATCACTCCCCCTTTCATTTGCAAAAATGGCGGATGTTTATCTTTATGGTCGATAATTGATTTCCGTTGCGATTATTTCTATAAACTATCGAGGATCCGTTGCGAAAGCACCGGGTTCTCTATTATATGTAATATTGAGGAAGAAGACAAACTCATAGTAAAAGGGATCCTTATATGAAAAAACTAATCACCATTATTTCTGCAACAATTATTTTTGCTGGTGCTGGATATGCTCGAGATAACGTGCACATCACCGGCTCTTCCACCGTGCTTCCGTATGCGACTATCGTAGCAGAAGCTTTTGGAGAAAACTTTGACTTCCCAACCCCCGTAGTTGAAGGGGGAGGTTCGGGCGCAGGCCGCAAGAAGCTCTGCGAAGGAACCGGACCTAACACAGTAGACATTGCCAACAGCTCTTCAAAGATGAAGGAAGAAGAGTGGATGGCATGCGAAGCTACGGTTGGTCCTATTACTGAAATTCGTATTGGATATGACGGCATTGTTTTTGCAAGCCGTCTTGAGAACGAAGGATTTGACAACCTAACCCCTGCACAGATGTACCTTGCGCTCTCAGCAAGATCAAACGTGAAGAACTGGAAAGAAGTTGATCCCTCGCTTCCTGATCGTGAGATCCTAGTCTACATTCCTGGCACTAAGCACGGAACACGCGAAGTGTTCGACCTTAAGGTTATGGAAGAAGGCTGTAAGGTAGTTGGAACATACGACTACATTCTTAAGCAGAATGGCGGGGATGCCAAGGCAGCCGCTGCTGAATGTCTAAAGGTTCGTACAGATAATGTTGCTATCGACATTGACGGCGACTACACTGAAACACTTGCAAGGCTTGAGGGTAACAAGATTGGTATTGGTGTGTTTGGGCTCTCGTTCCTTCTTAATAATACCGAGACCCTTTATGCTGCAACAATCAACGGCGTAACTGCATCAAGCGAAACAATCGCTAGCGGTGAATATCCTATCAGCCGTCCTCTTTACTTCTATGTAAAAGATGCACATATTAATGTTATCCCGGGGCTAAAGGAATATGTTCAGTTCTTTATGAGTGACGAAATCGCTGGACCCGGCGGTCCTCTTGATCAGTACGGTCTAGTACCAGATCCTTTACTATCAGAGACCCAAGATCTAATCTCCAATTGGTGATAAGATATAAATTTGATCTATAAATGTCTTCTTTAATAGCCGAGCGAAAGCTCGGCTATTTTTTTATATAAATAGTAAAAACACTATTATATATGGGAAAGCCATGAAGACATTCAAAGGATATCTTATAGAAATGAGTCCAGCAGACAAATATGAACTAGATGTAGCACAATACATCCAATCCTTAGGGATTGATGCTGAAAGACCCCGGGTCAGTTCAAAATGGTCTGACGTTATCATATATCCCAATGGGACTAAAGTTCCTTACTCAAAAGGTATATGGTTAGAAGTCAAGATGAATCATACAGACAATCTCGGGAATACCCGAGTATTTTTTGATGGAAAAAAATGGGATGCCGCTCCTGAAAAAAGTGGGGGATTATCTCCATTAAAGAAATTTTGTGTCGATACTTTAAATAAATCCCGAGAGGCCAAAAAGTTTATCGAAGATCTTGAGAAGTTTACCGGAATGAAAGACATCAAGATCCCCACTACTCTAGGTGGTTTAAGAGATCCGAAAGCAGTCCCTTTGGATAAAATGAAAAGTTTTTTTGAGACAAGAAATAGATATATTCTAAAGCTCCCAGGTGTTGATTTGGGTAAACTTGTCACCGATCATTACCTAGAGGGAAAAGAAGCCCCAGCTTACTATATGCAAGCAGGCGATGATTTTTATAGAATTGGAAGAAAAAACCCCCTAGGGGTCCCAAGCGACGTTCCTTTACTTTCTGGAACAGGTGAATTTAAAATGAGAATAAGCACAAGATCCAGATTCTATGAAGTTCAGCCAGAGGTAAAGATTGAAAAGATGCCAATTAGTAGGTATTCTTTAATGCCTGGCACTAGAAAAAAGAATCCGTTTGAAAATTTAAAATAATCCCAGACCCACAGTAAAGGTTTCATAAAATGGATAATTCGAATGCATCTTTATCAGATTTCTTTAAAATGTTATCTGAGGAAAAGAGCAAACCAGTAGAGACAAAAAAGAAAACTTCATTTGAAGATTTTTTTAAGATTATCGCAGAGGCAAAGGGCGGGCCTTCTGTAGAAGAAGTGACTATGGTAGAACAAACGAAACCTGAGGAAAAAGCTTCAGAGACTGATAATCCTATTAAGACCCCTCAAATAGTAGAAAATACGTTAGGACTGTTTGGTGGCGATCCGTCTGAAAAGAATATCGATGTCCTTACACCTTTGAATAGAGATTTTGTAACTCACGAGGATTTAAGTAAGCATTATAAAACTTTTATCGCCAGAGTTCAACAGCAGCTTTCAACCGTCGGTGGCGGCGGCGAGACGAAACTAAGAAGACTACAAGACGTTGACAGATCTACTATTGGGGATAACAGATATCTAAAATATGACGCTTCTTCTGGAATGTTTGTTTTCTCTCCAGTAGTTACAGAAGACGTTGTTACTACTCACTTATACGCAACAGTTTTAGTAACCTCTAGTAGTTATAACGCCACGACTAACGATCATTATATCGGGGTAAATTATAACGGAATTTGTACTATTAATTTACCCTCAACCTCGACTAACGGTGAAATGTTAATCGTAAAAGACGAATCCGGAAATGCAAGTTCAAATCCTATCAAAGTTATGGGTAATGTAGACAATGATCCTGGTGGGTTTACGTTAGCAATCGATAATGGATCTATATCTCTCATTTATAGGAACGGATGGAGAATCATATGAGTTATTTATTTGTCAATAATCAAGAAATTAAAAACGATTCGGGAAATCCGATTCCCATCACTATCCTTCATTCGGGCGATGCCATAAGCGGGTCAAATCCTTTACCGGTTCAAATGACCAATGCAACAATAAATATCGGTGCAGAGGTAGAGGTTTCAAACGATTCTGGAAATCCGATTCCCGTCTCAGGAACAGTCTCAATTACAGGACCTATTACATTAGATAGCACGAGTCTATCCTCCCTTGAGAATATCAATGCATCTGTAACGGGAACAGTATCAGTTGATAACTTTCCGGCATTTCCGGTAGTCCAAACCGTTTCGCTAGATTCCTCGTCTAGGAATGCACTTGAGAATATTACTGCTACAGTAACCTTTCCTGAAATCCAATTAATATCGGGTACAGTAACACTAGATTCTAACTCTCTGGTATCTTTGGAAAACATTAATGCGGATATAACCGGAACAGTATCAGTTGATAACTTTCCGGCATTTCCAGCAGTCCAAACAGTTTCATTAGACTCCAGTTCTAGGGAAGCGCTAGAGAATATTGCCGCTACAGTAAGTGGAACAGTATCAGTAGACAATTTTCCTACGGTGCAAACTATTACCGGTACAGTCTCATTAGATTCCGGAAGCTTAATATCCTTAGAGAATGTAACAGTAAACGTAGAATCTTCCGTTGAAGTAAGCAACTTCCCTTCGGTTCAAACAGTCTCATTAGACTCTTCCTCCAGGGAAGCACTAGAGAATATTAATGCAATTGTAAGTTTCCCTTCGGTTCAAACAGTCTCATTAGACTCTTCCTCCAGGGAAGCACTAGAGAATATTGCCGCTACAGTAAGTGGAACAGTATCAGTAGACAATTTCCCCGCATTCCCCATTGTACAAACAGTCTCATTAGACTCTTCCTCCAGGGAAGCGCTAGAGAATATTAATGCATCTGTTACTGGTACGGTAACTGTTGATAACTTTCCAGCATTTCCAGCAGTCCAGACTGTTTCGTTAGATTCTAATTCTAGGGAAGCGCTAGAGAATATCAATGCAACAGTAAGCGGAAGCGTGTCTGTGGATAATTTCCCAGCATTTCCAGCAGTCCAGACTGTTTCGTTAGACTCTTCCTCCAGGGAAGCACTAGAGAATATTAATGCAATTGTAAGTTTTCCTTCAGTCCAGACTGTTTCATTAGACTCTAGTTCCAGAGAAGCTCTTGAGAATATTAATGCAACAGTAAGCGGAACAGTATCGATTGATAACTTCCCTTCAGTCCAAACAGTTTCTCTTGATTCATCCTCCAGGGAAGCACTGGAGAATATCAGTGCAACAGTAAGCGGAACTGTATCAGTAGACAATTTCCCAGCATTTCCTGTTGTACAAACCGTTTCGCTAGACTCTAGTTCCAAAGAAGCACTGGAGAATATTAATGCAACCGTCACTGGTACAGTAACTGTTGATAACTTTCCGGTATTTCCTTCAGTACAAACAGTCTCATTAGATTCTTCTTCCAGAGAAGCGCTGGAAAATATCACAGCCTTAGTTACGTTTCCTTCAGTTCAAACAGTCTCTCTTGATTCCTCCTCTAGGGAAGCACTAGAGAATATTAATGCGTCCGTAACGGGAACAGTATCAGTTGATAACTTTCCGGCATTTCCAGCAGTCCAAACAGTCTCACTAGATTCTAGTTCCAGAGAAGCTCTTGAGAATATTAATGCAACAGTAAGCGGAACAGTATCGGTTGATAACTTCCCTGCATTTCCATCAATTCAAATAGTCTCTCTTGATTCCTCCTCTAGGGAAGCACTAGAGAACATCAGTGCAACAGTAAGCGGAAGCGTATCGGTAGACAATTTTCCAGCATTTCCTTCAGTCCAAACTGTCTCACTGGATTCTTCTTCCAGAGAAGCACTTGAGAATATTAATGCAACAGTAAGCGGAACAGTTGCAGTATCTTCATTGCCAGAAGTAGAGATTAAAAACGATTCTAATAATCCTATTTCTATTAGTAGAAATACCACACAAAATAGTGAATCAAATCCTATATTCGTAAAAGGAACGTCTGATGCAACGTTCTTCAATCCGACACAACTTGACGCATTTGGAAGATTGAGGGTTTCAGAACCGTATACACTTTTTGACAATTCTTTTAGATACGGGGACAATATTGAAAAATGGAATACTAAAACCAGTGGAAATGCAACAGTAGCCTATTCTCAATTTGAAGGGGTAATGCTACTTTCTACTTTAGCAAATGGTGATTCTATTATTAGAGAAACTACAAAAGTTTTCCAGTATCAACCCGGAAAAAGCTTGCTTATCATGAATACCTTTTCTATGGGACCACCAGCAGACGGATTGGTAATGAAGGTGGGATATTATGGAAAAGACAATGGTATATTCTTAGAGCGAGATGGTAATACTATTAATATCGTAAAAAGAAGCTCAGTAACCGGAAGTCCCATCGATACGAAAATTCCTCAATCAAGTTGGAATGGTGACAAATTGAATGGTACTGGAGCATCTGGTCACGATTTAGGGACGATGTCAACCGCACAGATCCTTTGGACGGATATTGAATGGCTCGGGGTAGGATCCGTCCGTGTTGGATTTGTAATAGATGGTAATTTCATAGTAGCTCATACTTTCCATCATGCAAATGACGTATCCACTACATACATGACTACTGCCACCCTTCCAATTAGGTATGAGGTTTCGACCACATCTGGCGGTGGAATAATGAGACAGATATGTTCAACTGTTATTTCTGAAGGTGGATATACGGCTCTTTCCTTAACTAGATCAGCATCTACTGCTTTAGCTGGTAAAGCTATATCAAACGTAGCCTATACGCCTCTTATTAATATCAGATTAAGATCGGGAAAAACGGATTCGGTAGTGCTACCGCATGAAATTCAAATATACGGCTTAAGTCAGTCTGCTTATAAATACGCTATTATCAAAAAACCTACTCTTACCTCCCCTACTTGGAATCTAGTAGATTCCTCTAGTAGTGTTCAGTATGATATTTCTTCTACCGCATTAACTGGTGGAATCATTGTACAACAAGGGTTTTTTGTAGGTGATAATAAAGGCGGACAAACTACAGTAAATCTAACTAATCTTAATCATAGCTTACAATTGTCAAGAGATATTATAAATTCTGATAGTGAAGGACATGTATTATCATTAGCGGTTATATCAACTACTAACAATGATTTAGCGGTTGGCTCAATTTCTTGGCAGGAACACAGTTAATGAAAAGTTTTGGTAATTTTCTGACAGAAGAAAAAAATACCCACATGACTCATATAGAGGATAAAGTAATTTATGGTGGCGTAAATGGAACCCGACAGGCCATTAATGCTCTAAGGGAATTACGTAATATGTTAAAAGGCGAACATGCGGGGAGAGTGAGTGTAAAGTGGGACGGGGCTCCTGCAATCTTCTGTGGAATTGATCCAACCGATGGTAAATTTTTTGTTGCCAAAAAAGGTATTTTCAACAAGAATCCTAAAGTTTACAAAACTGAAAAAGACGTTGACAACGACACGTCGGGGGATTTAGCAGAAAAATTGAAGTTGGCATTACGATATCTTCCATCATTAGGAATAACTGGGGTAGTTCAAGGGGATTTCCTTTTTGGTCCGGGTGATGTAAAAAAAGAAAAAATTAACGGGGAAGATTATGTTACATTTCATCCTAACACGATTGTCTATGCTGTTCCCGCAAATACCCCAGAAGCAAAAGAGGTTTCCTCTGCAAAAATTGGTATAGTTTGGCACACCTCTTATAGTGGAGATACTTTCGAATCGATGAAAGCGTCATATGGAGTAGACGTATCAAAATTCAGAAAATCCCCAAACGTTTGGTCTCAAGATGCGATGCTAAGGGATCTAACCAGAGCAACCATGAGTAAAAGCGACACTGAAGAAGTAAACGAATATCTATCCGAAGCCGGAAGAATTTTTAACCAGATATCCGGATCTACCCTACGTGAACTAGAATCAAATCAAGAATTAGCCAGAACGATAGAAACTTTTAATAACAGCTACGTAAGAAAAGGGCAGATTATTACAGATACTACTAAACATGTAAATAATTTAATAAAATGGGTGAATGATAAGTACCAAAAGGAAATAGATTCAAAATCTACTGAAAGAGGTAAACAAACCCAAATTAAAAAAAGAGACGAACTCTTAAAATTTTTCTCAGAAAAAAACAAAGATGGATTAAAGAAAATATTTGATTTACAGAAAGTTATAGTTCTAGCAAAGTTAAAACTTATAAATACATTAAGTAGACTACAAAGAATTGATACTTTCGTTAAGACAAAGAATGGATTCAAAGTAACAGGCGCTGAAGGTTATGTAGCTATTGATAAGCTTGGTGGTGATGCGGTGAAGATTGTTGACAGAATGGAATTCTCGTACAACAACTTCTCTCCGGATATTTTAAAGGGATGGGATAAACCAGGAAGAAAGTAATGGAAAAAGAAGAAAAAGTACTTGCCAGAGAGTCTAAATTAAGTTTTAAAGATTTTTTAACTGTTAATTACAGACCCGGTGAACCTGAGGAAATACAATACCAGGATCATAGACAGAGAAGAACCGCCCTTGGTGGGGGTCCTTCAGAAGCTTTAACTCGCCAAGCGAGATTAAAGCGAGCTAGAATTATGAAAAGAAACAAAGCAAAAATCGAAAGAGGGCAGAGACTGGCTCGAATGAGAACCGCCCCTCTTGAGAAGTTAAAAGTTAGAGCAAGAAAAGCCGCGAGAAAATTAGTTTTTAATAAGCTATCTCGAGATGTTCCCAAAGACGAAATGAGTTTTACTAGAAGAATAGAGATTGAAAAGCGATTAGAAACCCCAGCAATGAAGACTAGAATTGCCCGTCTTGCTGCTAGAATGCTTAAAGACGTGAGAAGAAAAGAGATGGAAAGAAGGGCTGCTAGGAGTAATCCGAATAATGATTAATTCTTTTAAGCAGTACCTTGTGGAAGAAGAAAAAGTTCTTTATTTTTCTTTCGGTAGGATGAATCCCCCTACAATTGGTCATCAGAAACTTTTAGATAAACTTGCCGCTGAATCCGGTAAGAATCCTTATCGTCTATACCTTTCTCATTCCCAGGATTCGAAAAAGAATCCTTTGGACTATAAAACAAAAATAAAGTTTGCGAGGAAGATGTTTCCGAAGCATGCTAGATACATTCTTTCTACCCCTAACGTTAAAACCGTCATGGATAGTGCAAATCAGATGTATAATGAAGGTTATAGAAAGATTGTAATGGTTGTCGGCAGCGACAGGATATCTGAATTTAAAAAACTCCTAGAGGATTATAATGGGAAAACCGGCAGGCACGGATTTTACAATTTCCAGGAAATCCGTGTGATTTCTGCGGGTGAAAGGGATCCAGACTCTGAAGGCGTTGAAGGAATGTCTGCCTCTAAAATGAGAGAACATGCCAAAAAGAACGACTTCGTACAATTTTCACAGGGACTACCTAGTACTCTTTCAAACAAGGATTCTAGGGAAATATTTAATGCTGTTAGAAAGGGTATGGGTCTTTCAGAAGTAAAAGAGTTCCATACTCATATCAAATTAGATCCCATTTCCGAAACAAGAGAAGCATATGTAAACGGCGAACTGTTCCATATAGGGGATCGAGTAGTTATAAAAGAATCTGAAGAGGTCGCAGTAATAAAAACACTCGGTAGTAACTATGTTATAGTAGAGACCGATAAAGGTATTTACCGTAAATGGATAAGTGCAGTAGAAAGATTAGAAGAATCCGATAGATGGTATAAAAATCAACCCGAGTGGGGTACCCCCGAATCTACTAAGAAAGCTAAGAGTATAACCCCAGGTCAGAGCGAAAGCAAAGATCCCTGTTGGCCCGGATATAGACAAATTGGTACAAAAATAAAGAATGGTAGAGAAGTACCTAATTGTGTCGCTGAAAAGATTGAGGTTGCCCAAGATAAAGATATAGATGATAAAGAAGGTTCACAACCTGCTACATTTTTTAAAGGATTGAAATCCAAATCTACCAAATCGAAAAGAGATGCACATTTTAAGAAAATGACTAAAAAATCTGATGATGACCCTTCAGCATACAAGCCTGCCCCTGGTGATGCTACAGCAAAAACCAAACCCTCTCAATACACCAAGAAATTTAAACAAATGTATGGAGAAGGAACTGCTTTAGATCGGGCAAAGGAAACAATTAAAAAAGAAAAAGAAACGGATCGCCAAAGACATGATAGAATGCTTGACAGAGCAAGAATGGTCGACACGTTAAAAAAGAACCGCAAGACGTAGAGGCTTCTACTATGATTAGATTTAAGAATTTCTTATATGAAGATTCTGATACTGCTTTAGCTAAAAAGGCTGAACAAAGCGGATTCAGTTTAGGAATATTAAAGCAGGTCTACAACAGAGGTGTAGCAGCTTGGAAGATCGGTCATAAGCCCGGTACCAATCCCCAACAATGGGGAATGGCTAGAGTAAATAGTTTTATTACAGGCGGTCGTACTAGAGTAAAAGGAGATCCCGATCTTTGGCAAAAACAGAGATCGCTACTAAAAGGAAAAAACAAATGAAGAATTTTTTCGATTTAAAAAAAGAATATTTGTCAGAAACCAGATATGATGTTAGCTGGGGAGTCGGGGTCGAGACACAAGTAATCGCTAAAGACCCAAACGAGGCTAGAAAAAAAGCTAAAGAAATGATCTTAAAAAGAATCCCTAAACTAGCAGATCCTAAGTATAGCGATGTTTGGGAAAAAAATCCTCGTATTCATAAAATATCTGAAAATACAGACATTGATGAAACGTTGGATGAAGTTGAAATTGATGAAGGTTCGATTAAAGGTTCTGGTACGGATCGCAAAGCCCAGTTGAAAAAAGCTTATCGTTCTGGAGAACAAGATACTCGTCAATTCAATAAACCTGGTGGAATGCCAACAAATAAACCGAATCGTACAGCAGATACAGGTATTAAAACTGCATATGAAAAAGGTCGTATGAGCTCGGGCGGGGATTCCCCTGCAAGAGGTGCAGCACGCACCACCTCGCAGGATACACTACACGGCACAAACAAAGTTCCCGATTGGGCAAAAGGTAGTCGTGGTGAAAAGAAAATACGCAGAGACACTAAAGCTTATGCATTGGGTACTTCTAAACCCAGGGGTAAACTTCCAGAAGAAGTTGAAATCGATGAAGCTGTAGAAGTACGTCACGATCGTTACATGAGATCACACGGTAGGAAGGCGCGCGACGGTTATGGAATGTGGATGTTCACTGACAAGGATCGTGGTGACGTTGATTACAAGGACGAAAAGCAGGTTCATACTGTTACCGGTAACTTCGGTGATGCTAAGAAGTCTGCTCAACAGTGGGGGAAGAAGCACGGACACTCTGCCGTCTATGTGATGGAAGAAGTAGAGCTTGATGAAGTATCCGATAAGATGCTCGACAGATACAGACAAAAGGCATTCGCAGATCAGCCATCCGGTGACGATGGTTCTGACAAGTATCGTAAGCGCAAGTTTGGTCGTGATCTAGCATTTGCTAAGCAGACGGGTCGTGCTAAAGTTCTTGCTACAAAAGAATCAGTTGATCTTGATGAGGCAGTAAATACTAAAAAAATAGCAGCAGATTACGATGCAGGGCATTCGATTGATGTTATTGTGCAAAAGCATCTTAATAAAAAGGGCGACAATAAAGATGAAATTCTTAAAGCTGTAAGAGACCATCGCTGGAAGACAAGAATGAAGAAAGAAGAAGTCGAGATTGATGAAGCATCAATTACTAATGCTAAACGTGTATCGTGGGGCCCCGCTGCAAAAAAATATACAATACAACAGGTGGGTGATGCAATTGTAAAAAATGCAGAACGCTACAGTGGCACTAATCAAGTTTTAGTAAAAAAACTTGGCCAGGCATTGTTAAATTATACAGACACTAATCTTGAAGTTCTAACTCCTAAAGAAATTCAACGTATTGCAAAATCTTTAAGTATTAATGCAAAAGCCGCAGAAAATCTGATCACAGGCGGTATCAGCAGCTTAGGTTCTGTTAAAGAAATGACCAGTCCAAGGCTTATGGAAGTCGAGCAGGTTGATGAAGTATCATCAGAGCTAGCTCAACGTGTATACAAGAAGCGTATGGACCAGTCGTCTGCAGCACTAAAGAGAGATGACTATGCAGGAATGCGTAAGGCTGAAAAGAAGGCTGGCGAGACTCATTCAAGAATGGTAAAGAAGATTCTTCGTAGAGAAGAAGTAGAAAATGATACCTCGATAAATTTACATGAAGATCCGTGGGAAGAAATCCCAATGATGAAAAGACAGCTAAATTATATCATTTATGCCGCAGAAGAAATCGCAGAATATCTTGATTTAGGAGCAGATCCTGAAGAATGGTATCAGAATAAACTTGCTGAGGTATTTTCTAAGATGCAAGATTTGCATGCTTATATGGAAGGCGACGAAGAAGACGAAGATGACGACGATGACGATGATATGGAAGAAATGAGAGATCCTGCACATCCATATCTTCATGGCGGTAAACATTCTAAAAATCTTTCTACTATGGGTTGGCCGACGAAAGATGTAAAGATCCATCAAGGATTTGGTAAACATTACATTAATGTTCATCAGTATAAAGAATCTCTCGATGAGATGGAAGGTTCTGCAAAAAGAAATCGCGAACTCTATGCCACTGGTAGAATTAGTAAAGACGAATTCGATCGTAGAATGGGTTATGGAAAGTATAAGAACTTTAAGGATGCGCCCAATAAGAGATTAGACGGCCCTGGTGGGATTTATAAGAATCTTGTGAAAAGATTCGGAGAAGAAACCGAAATCGAAGAAAAACTAAAGGTTTCAGATGGGGTTGGTTCGTGGATCGACGACTTCCAAAAATCAGATGCTCCTCAATTCAAGGGTAAATCTAAAAAAGATCGTAGAAATATGGCTTTGGCTGCATACCTTTCTGCAAAGAAAAAGAACGAATCTAAAGAAGAGTGACAATGAAAAAATTTCAACAACATTTACATGAAAATACAGTTACTGAGGCGGTAGAATATCACGTTAGAAAGGGATTGCCTCTTTCTAACTGTATATTCCGTCTTCACAGTGAGGGATTCTATAATTTTTTCATAGAAGCAAGAAGACAATATCAAGAGGGTTTGATTGAAGTAAATAATTCATTCGACTTAGAACTTTTAAAAAGTGAAATTGGAGAAAGAGTGGAATATGAAGGGATTGAGGTTCCTCTTGATGTTCCTATTGCAGAAGAAGTCGAATTGAATAAGCCAAAGCGGGGTGGACCGAAGAAGTTCTTTGTGTATACCCGAGACCCACAAACGAAAAATGTGGTTAAAGTTACTTTCGGTCAGCCCGGAATGGATGTAAATATAGATGATCCAGATGCAAGGAAATCCTTTGCAGCTAGGCATAAGTGTGACACGAGAAATGATAAAACTAAACCTTCTTATTGGGCATGCAGATTGCCTTATTATGCAAAAAGTTTAGGATTAAGTGGCGGAGGTAACTTCTTTTGGTAAAACCGTATAGAGATGATCAGTTAACTGATAATAGCTGGATTCGATTTTTTAAAGCCGATGTAGACGATTCAGAACTTGTTTGGCACAGAGACAGTGCAACAAGAGAAATACTTGTCGGATATGGGAACGGATGGGAATTTCAATTCGAAAATCAACTACCATTTGAACTGATCGAAGGCCAAAAATTTACTATAGAAAAGATGTCTTACCATAGACTAATAAAAGGGAATGGCGATCTTTGTATAAGGATAACGGAGATAGATGACTAAAGCAAGATTACTCGCTGATTTCCTTTCTAGTGCTGCAGCATCAGCCGAAAATGAGATTGTCCTCGGGGATTCTGGGGATACTAAACTCATAATCCCAGGATTAGGATTTAACACAGATTTAGCTGAAGACGGTCAAATCATCATCTGGAACGATTCGCAGAATCGTTTAGAATTTACAAACGCAGAATTTGGAGCATCTGTCGATTCAGCACAAACAATTTTATTAATTCAGAATACTATTGATTCTGCTTATATCAATAATCGAGTTACTATTCCCCAAGCTTATGGTGACAATGACGTTATATCGTTAGTTGATTCTGCTTATATACAAGTAAGACAATCTCCATATCAACTAATATCTGGTGGGCTTTCTTCCTACGTATACACAGCCGATTCTGGACAAACCCAATTTTCAGGGGTTGATGATAATGGAAAAACCCTGTCTTTTACGAACAGCAATTTGGCTGCATATCTTAACGGGGTTTTACTTCAAGAAACGGTAGATTACACATTAGACAGCGGATCGACCCTTACAATTACCTTTCCGGTAGATTCCGGAAATGAAATATCAATTCTCGCCTATGATCCAACCTCTGATGAGAATTTAGCTGTTTACTTCGATTCAGATTTTGTTATGAATAGAGTAAAAAGCGTGTACGCGGGCGATCGCACGCTCGAGACATATAGATTTGTTTCTACTGAAGGTCAAACTTTTTATTCAGGAAATGATGCAAACGGAAACAGTCTAAATTATACCCCATCATCCTTACAAGTTCATTTAAATGGTATACTATTAACACCCGGAGTAGATTATGTAGCTACAAATGGAACTGACATTACTCTACAAGATTCCATTGGGGCCGGAAATGAAATAGTAATTGATAACTTCCAAACTAGATTTATTGTTGATATATCCCAATTGGTAGATTCTGCGTATGTTGGAGAAAGAATACCTAAATTTAGTTCTATTACCGAAATAGGATCATTCAAATTCACTACTATTGCTCCTCAGGTCGTATTTACTGGTCCTGATGATAATGGGAATACATTATTATTTGATTCTGACAATATAATAGTTTTTTTAAATGGTGTAAATCTTTATTCACCTAATGATTATTTTACGACTAACGGAAACACAATTACCCTTACCGAACCTACAGATTCTGATTTCCAATTAATAGCTTATAATTTTAATAAATATTTTACAGCAGCGAATTCAAATAATATTTTGACTCTCTCTTCAGATCCCGTTCCGGATTCTTCAGGAGCAGCAGGGATAAAGGGTACTGTGATCGTAAATAATAACTACATGTATGTGTGTAAAGAAAACAATGTATGGATAAGAACAATTATAGATGGGATTTGGTAAAAAATGTCAAATGGAAGAAATCTAGGATTATTATTAGGCACTAGTACGGTTGTTCCTGCGGCGGCTCTTGCCGAGGTATCAAATCTTGTTGACTCGGATTATGTAACCCAGTTATCACCGGTTAAGATTACTACAGCAACCCAAAGTTTTACTTCTAATCAAGAATTAGATCTTGCACTAACCGCTGATATATCCGGGGTTCCAAATGTATCAGTATTTAAGGAAGTTCCTCAAACTGGATTTACTTCAAAGGGGAACTGGGACGTGAACAGTACTGCTTCAAACTATGATCTTTATGATGAAGCCCAAACATTGTATTCTGGGATTGATATTACCCCAAGTAATGCTAGTGGTGACGGAACCTTTACGTTATCGTCCGGTTCTTTTACTTCCTCTGACATAGGTAAAAGAGTGTTAGGTAATGGCGGCGAGGCAATCATTTCTGCATCCAATGGATCATATTCAATAGTATCAAATTTTAATAATACCAACACTATTCTAAGCGGAAACTGGAATTTATATGGGTTATCTGGGGATGCTGATGGTATAAAATTGAATGAGGTATCTTCCCCTGTATCTGATATTACCCTGGCAACCTACACGGGTAAATATTTTGACCCTTTATATAATTCCGTAGGCGTGGATCTATCTCCGGATGGGACGAAACTATTCCTTACAAACCAGGGGAATAGTGCACTATATCGTTACGACCTAACAACTCCTTATGATCTTACTACGGCTTCGAATCCTACTACATTTTCAACCTCGTTTATGTCTAACGAATCAGGAGTTAGGTTTAAACCGGATGGTACCAGAGTATGGTTGTGCGACTACGGGATAGGGGTTGATGGGATATATCAAAGGAATCTAAGTACTCCGTGGGATTTAAGTACCATTTCTGGGACTGGTGTGGTAGGATTTAATTCTGGGTCATACGGTCAGGTTTCAACTACTAATTCAAATCCTTTTGATATAGCATGGAGTTCAGATGGATCTTATTTCTATGTTACCCTTTATGATAATGCTCCATATAAACAGATTGACCAATATTCGGTTTCCACTCCGTGGGATTTAACTTCTACGAAAACGCACATTGCAACTTTAAATCTACAAACTAGCCCAACTGTGACTCCTCAGGCCCTAGATTTTAATTCAAGTGGGACTTTACTCTTCGTTCAAAACAATGTTTCGGTCGTTTACCAATTTGCTCTCTCAACTCCGTGGATGTTGTCGTCCGCCTCCTACTCGAATCAATTTATTGATTTTGATACGGTTAGCGGAGCGGCCACAACTTCGTCTAGCTTCGGAATGAGATTAAAAAGATCTGATACCAGGCTTTATATGATTCAGACCAATGCGGCTACTACTCGAGTTCTACCCCATGAATACTCAGTCGGATCTTCTATAGCGGTAACCTCCCAATATATTCCTGCTAT